GGGAAAAGAGAGTTTCCAGCCCTCGATATAATCAAATACAAGATCAATTAATTAATATTCAGGAGAAGATCAGTGGCGGTAAATGAAGCTGGCAACTATACCAAACCAACAATGCGAAAGTCTTTATTTAAAAGAATAAAAGCAAGGGCTACACATGGTACGGCTGCTGGTCAATGGTCTGCTCGAAAAGCGCAGCTGCTTGCCAAGGAATATAAAAAACGTGGAGGAGGATACCGATGAAAATAGAGTTTGCAAGTATTAATATTATGGTGAGTATTATAAGAGAACTTCAGATTCATAATATAAATTTTGAGTGCAGAGTCGATGACCTTGGCTGTGGAACTATTTGGATAGAAGAACTTGAGAAACATGAAGTCATCACAAAAATCTTTGCTTAATTGGGGCAAGCAAAAGTGGCGCACTAAGTCTGGGAAAAAGTCTAGTGAAACTGGTGAACGGTACTTACCTAGCAAGGCTATTTCTGCTCTTAGTTCTGCTGAATATGCAGCTACAACCAGAGCTAAACGAAAGGGTAAGGCTTCGGGTAAGCAATTTGTGGCTCAACCGAAAGCGATTGCTAGGAAAGTAAAACAATATAGGAGTTAATTATGGGATGGAAAGTTTCTAGCACTGGCGAGTTATGGGATGAGGGAACTCATCAACTTGGCGGTGAAACATGGACAGGTGCAACAAGAACTTCTGAGTCTAAAAGATTAGAATGGACTAACGAAGTCCCTAAGAAACCAGCTAAAAAGAAACGAGCTAGGGATGACAAAGGCAGATTAAAAGCTGATGACCCTTCTACGCCTGACGTTAATGAGGCTTGGGAAGAGTGAGCTTTGTAAATATGCTTAAGCCTGAAGAGCTTACTATGCTTCGAAGAATAGTTAAGAAGGTACACTTCCAACACTTCGATGAAAAGCATGGGAAGTCCTTTGTTACTAATAAGATGGTTGATAATGTTATAGATAACATCGGCCCTGATGTTGCAGAGACTATGATAAAGTTTGGAGTTGATAAGGGGCTTCGATGATTAACTTTAAATATAAACCAGATGGAGAAGTGCTGAAATCTTTTATGAAGGACAGCACTTTTTTTCGTGGTATTCGTGGCCCTGTTGGATCTGGTAAGTCTGTTGGCTGTTGTGTCGAAGTATTTAGACGCGCCCTCGAACAGAAGAAAGGTGCAGACGGACTGCGTAAAAGTAGATGGGCTATTATTCGAAACACTAATCCACAGCTAAGAACTACAACTATTAAGACTTGGCTTGATTGGTTTCCTGAATCTGATTGGGGTAGATTTCATTGGTCTGTTCCTTATACACATCACATTAAAAAAGGAGAGATAGATCTTGAAGTTATATTCTTGGCTCTTGACCGCCCTGAAGATGTTAAAAAACTTCTTTCGCTCGAACTTACAGGTATCTGGATCAACGAAGCGAGAGAGATTCCTAAGTCTATTATTGATGCCTGTACGATGCGTGTTGGCCGTTTTCCTTCTATGCGTGATGGTGGTCCTAGTTGGTCTGGCGTTATTGCCGATACCAACGCGCCTGAAGAAGATCATTGGTGGCCCATTATGGCTGGTGAAGTTCCAGTCCCAGATCATATTCCTCGTGAGCAAGCTAAGATGTTGGTCAAACCAGACAATTGGAGTTTCTTTACCCAGCCTTGTGGGATGCTCGAAGCCAAAGACGAAGAAGGCGAAATCCAAGACTACAAAGAAAACCCCAAAGCGGAAAACCAAAAAAACATCTTAGGTAATTATTATTCAAACCTTATTCGCGGTAAGACTAAAAGCTGGATTGATGTCTATGTTATGAATCGCTTGGGTCATATCCAAGATGGAAAACCTGTTTATCCAATGTTTGCTGGTGAAGTACACATAGCAAAAGAGGAAATACCTGTTGCCGCTAATACACCTGTGTATGTTGGCATAGACTTTGGGCTAACTCCAGCCGCAGTTCTTGCTCAGAAAGTAAGAGGGCGTTGGTTTGTTCAATCAGAAATTGTTGCGATAGATATGGGCATTGTCCGTTTTGCAGAAGTATTACGACAAGAACTCGCAACAAGATTCTCCGCAGCCTCCGAAGTTATAATCTATGGAGACCCTGCTGGAGATTTTAGAGCGCAGACTGATGAATCAACTCCCTTTCACATTTTGCGCGGTGCTGGCTTGAGAGCATACCCTGCGCCCTCCAACTCTGTTGACCTAAGACTAGAGTCAGTCTCCTCCCAATTGACTAAAATGGTTGAAGGTAAGCCAGCACTACTTATAGACAGGCGTTGCCCTCAACTTATTAAGGGTTTTGAAGGTGGTTACGCTTATAAAAGAATGGAAGTATCTGGTGAAAGATATGCAGATAAACCAGATAAAAATATGTTTTCTCACGTTCACGATGCTGCTCAGTATCTTTTTCTCGGTGCTGGAGAAGGTAGAGCCTTGATGAATAACCAAAAACCTTTGCGTCCTATTGTTGCAAAGAGAAGTTTTGATCTATTTGGTAGACCTAAGAAAAAGAGTGCTTTTCAATTTGTGCGTTGATTTTATTTTAACTTTGTGACTAGGAAGAAAAAAAGGAGTTTTTATTATGTGTTTTGGCGGTGGAGGTGGTGGCCCAACTCAAGCAGAAGAAACGGCTGCTGCTGAAGATAGAATAGCAGCAGAAGAAGCTGAAAGAAAAGAAGTTGAGCGTAGAGCTAAACAAAAGAAAAAAGATATATCTGCTGCATTAGAATCAAGTGTTGCAGATGCTGGCGCAAGAGGTGGAACAGCTAGACGTTCTTTGTTTAGAGCAACTCAACAAACTGGTGCTGCTGGCGGTGCTTCTGGATACTTAGGTCGGTTTACTTAATGGATAATATAGCAAAGCATTTTATAGAGAAGTATCGAAAGGCGAAAGGTTTTCGTGAACAATGGGTTTCGCTTTTTGAGGAATGCTATGAGTATGCTTTGCCTCAAAGAGAATCTTTTTACTATGAAGAGCATGGTCAACGTAGAGATGAAAAGATATTTGACGAGACTGCTGTAGTAGGTACTCAAGAGTTTGCAAGTAGATTGCAATCAGGTATTGTTCCTAACTTTGCTCGATGGGCAGACTTTGTTTCTGGCAGTGAAGTAGATCCACAAGAGCGAGAAGAGGTTGATAATCAGTTAGATGAAGTAACGAACTATGTGTTCGAGGTTTTGCAGAACTCTAACTTTAGCCAAGAGGTTCATGAATCTTTTATGGACTTAGCTGTTGGTACTGGCATTTTATGCGTTGAGGAAGGTGACTCCTTAAATCCAATTAACTTCTCTGCAATACCACTTCCTCATGTTGTATTAGATACTGGACCTGATGATAGGATTGATCATGTCTTTCGAGAAAGAAAGAAAGTTAAGTTTGATCATTTACCTTTAATGTTTCCTAACTCTACATTTGATTCCAAGGTTACTTCACAGATGGGTTCAAATAGAGAAACTACAGTTCTTGAGCTTGTATGCAGAAATTATACGCAACCAAATGTCGAAGCGTACTATCATTACGCAATATGCCTAACTACTGAAACAATATTACATTCTAAAGAAATGAGCGGTGTTGGATCAAATCCATTTATTTGTTTTCGCTGGTCTAAGTGCGCTGGTGAGGTTTATGGTCGAGGGCCACTTATTAATGCATTAAGTTCTATTAAAACAACCAACCTTACTATTCAGTTAATACTTGAGAATGCACAGATGTCGATCTCTGGTATTTATCAAATGGAAGATGATGGGGTAATAAACCCTGATACAATTAATCTCGTTCCAGGAACTATAATTCCTAAAGCTATGGGATCTGCTGGACTACAACCTATACAAGCTGCTGGTCGTTTCGATGTTGCTCAACTTGTTTTAGGTGATCTTAGATTAAATATTAAACGTGCTTTGTATAATGATATGCTTGGTAATCCTGATAAAACGCCAGCTACAGCTACAGAAATAGCTGAACGTATGGCTGATTTATCAAGAAGAATGGGCGCATCATTTGGAAGATTACAAGCTGAGCTTGTTCAACCGCTTCTTCAACGTGTGGTTTATATCCTAAAGAAACAAGGGCGCATTGAAATACCAACAGTTAATGGCAGAGAAATAAAAGTTAGGTCTGTCTCTCCACTTGCTCAAGCACAATCTAATCAGGATATTTCTGTAGTATCACGCTTTCTCGAGATGATTGGTAACGGTTTTGGTCCAGAGATGTTACAGCTTTTAATTGATGGAGAGCAGACCGCTATTTACCTAGCTAAGAAGTTTGGTGTTCCAGAGAGCTTGATTCGAGATGAAGAACAGCGTAAACAGATTGCGGAAGCCGCGCAACAATTAGCGCAACAACAGGCAATGCAGCAGGGAATGATGCCAGTTGAGCAACAAGGTTAACATTGGGATAGATGGCATTCAGCGTAAATCTGAACGTGATGTTGAGATTAGTAAGAATGTTGCACAAGTATTTTCCAGCCCGACAGGTCAGGAAGTTCTGAAGTATTTTAGATCTATTACTATTGAGATGGTTAATGGGCCTAATGTTTCTACAGAAGAGCTTCGGCACATTGAAGGGCAGAGATACCTAGTAGGTTTGATTGAACATCGTATTGCCCATGCAAATAGGAGTAAACAATGAGTGAAGAAGATGCAGCAGTAGAAGCAGCAGCCGAAGATGGTCGTGATTTTGTAACCCAAGAAGATGTTGAGAAAGTAGAACAAACATCTGAAAAACCTGAATGGTTGCCAGAAAAATATAAAACTGGTGAGGATCTAGCCAAGGCTTATAAAGAGCTTGAGTCTAAGCTTGGAGCTAAAGATGAAGATCTTAGGAATCAACTTATAGAAGAAATACAAGCAGAAGCTTTTGCTGATAGGCCAGAAACTGCTGGAGATTATCAGCTTCCAGATATTATTAATGAAGAAGAAGCTGTTGATAATGATTTATTAAAGTGGTGGTCAGAACATTCTTTTAACAATGGATTTTCTCAAGAAGAGTTCGAGGAAGGAATTAAGATATATTCTGAGTCTGTTCTTGGAACTCAGCCTAGTTATGAGGATGAAGTCGCAAAGCTTGGCGATAATGCTGATGCAAGAATAGATGCAGCATCATTATGGGCTAACAAGTTTTTTCCTGAGTCAGCACTGCCAGCTATAGAAAAAATGTGTGAAAGTCACGAGGGTATTATTGCTCTTGAGACTATGATGGCAAGTATGAAAGATGGATCATTTGCTGGTGATACAGCGTCAGCATCTGAACTTAATGAAGCTGATCTTCGAAAGATGATGGATGATCCTAAGTATTGGAAAGATCGTGACCCAAACATACACAAGCAAGTTGCTGAAGGATTCAAAAGAATTTACAGAAGCTAAGATTTTACAGAGGGGTGAGTATTATCTTACCCCTTTTACTTTAGATCATATTGATGAAGTTATACTAAATCTTACTAAAGAAAATGTTAAAGAGCTTGTTTTATTAGGTTATACCGATATTCGAAAAGCTCTTATTGATATGCATAAAAGCTCTGAGTGTTATTTGTGCAGAAAAAATAATGATAGTTTTATAATGATTGGGGGTCTTTGGTTTGCTGAAGATCAAGAATGCCCTCAGATGTTTGCTATGTTTTCTGATAAAATTAAAGAAAACTTTATTGCTATGGCTAGAGGATCTATAATGTTTGTTAATTATTTTGATCAGTTTCATAGTGGTTTATCTATGACAATACTTAAAGAATATGAGTTTATTTTGGATTGGGCATCATGGTTAGGTTTTGAAGCTGTTGGTATAACATCTAACAATGAAGTCGAATATGTTGAATTTGTGCGTTGCAATCCAAATGAAAAAGATGTTTATGATGGCACATTGCAGCCCGTAATACACTAAGAGGCCCGATAGGATACCCTTGTTGATGTGATAAAGCGGACACCTGTTAGTAACCGTAACTTCAATAAGGAACTAATAAATGGCTAATACAATCGACACAGCCTTTATCAAACAGTTCGAAACAGAAGTTCACATGGCATATCAGCGTATGGGTTCTAAGCTACGGAACACAGTGCGGACTGCTAATGTAACTGGGTCAACTGTTAGATTTCAAAAGATTGGTACTGCGGAAGCAACTACTAAATCTCGTAATGGTAATGTAACTCCTATGGAACTTGCACATACCAATGTAGAAGCAACTATGGCTGACTTCTACGCTGCTGAGTACATCGACAAGTTAGATGAACTCAAAATCAACATCAACGAGCGTCAAGCTGTAGCACAATCTGCTGCTGCTGCTCTAGGTCGTAAGACTGATAGCTTACTAATTACAGCTATGGATGCTGGTGCTAACTCAACTCAAATCCACGATACAAGTTCTGCTGTTGAAAAAGCAGATCTACTATCTGTATTTGAAACATTTGGAACAGCTAATCTTCCTGAAGATGGACAGCGTTATATTGCTATGCATCCAAAAGGTTTTGCTGACTTGTTCTTAATTACAGAGTTTGCATCATCTGACTTTGTTGGTGATCAAAACTTACCTTATGCTGGTGGCATGACTATGAAAGAGTTCTTAGGCTTTAAGATCTTTTCAACATCTGCTGTCGCTGCTGGTAAGAGTATGTGCTATCACACAACTGCCGTTGGCTTGGGTATCAACTCTGATGTTCAAACTGAAGTCAACTACGTTGCTGAGAAAGTATCTCACCTTGCAACATCTATGATGTCTATGGGTGCTGTTGTTATTGATGACAATGGTATCTATGAACTATTAGATAATAACTAGGAGGGTTAGAATATGGCTTTTGCTTCAAGTGGACTAACTCGTATTGGTGGAGACACTAATGGAAACTTGTGGATGTATACGGCGGCAGATGCAATTGCTGCTGTCAACACGGCTGGTTACTTCAACGATGCAGCTAATATGCTTGCTGTTCGTGATTTAATAATTGTTCGTGATACTAATGCACCGACAACAAGTTTTTGTACTGTTCTTTCAAATACTGGTACTGTTGTTGACGTATCTGATGGTACGGCAGTAGCAGAAACCGATAGCGACTAAGGGATGGGGGCTTCGGCCCCCAACTTTCTATGCCTGATTTTGCAAACACAGCAATAAAAATTTGCTCCCGAGCATCAATGTTGATTGGTGGAGATCCCATTCAATCATTTACAGACGGAACTACAGAGTCTGATATAGCTGATGCAGTATATGAAGATATTGTTAGGGCTGCTTTAACAAGCAGTCGTTGGCGTTTTGCCACCAAACAATTTCAATTAAATAGATTAGCAGATGCCCCAATAGGAAGATGGGATGCTACCTATCAGTTACCAGCCGATTCATTAATGATTAATGCTTTGACTGTTCAAGATCTTCCAATTGAATATAACATCTATGAAAATAAAGTTTATAATAATGCAAACGCTACTGATGAAGTGATTGCAGATTATATTTATCGAGCAAGTGAATCTACTTGGGCACCTTATTTTACGCTTGGTGTTCAGTTCTCAGTTGCTTCTGTATTTGCAGTATCACTAGCAAGGGATGCTTCTTTGTCTGCTGCTATGGATCAGCAAGCAAATGTTCAGTTAATAAAAGCTCGAAGGTTAGACTCTCAAGCTCAAACAACTAAGAAGCTTAATACTT